GCTACCACTTTCCCTTGGGACAGAAGAGCTCGTTCGACCGCTGCCTTTTGAGTACAAAAGTAAGTTGTCGGGTCTTCCTTTGGTGTTCGTGCGCTAATAGAAAAGTTCTGCCATACTGGCGCCATGCCTGAAGTCATGTGGGTCAAAGCTTGTATTGGACTACTGGTCACGTTGTCATATATTTCGGGTTCATAATATAAGGCTACCACCCCAGACGAGCTAGTAGGCACGGCTGGATGGTAGGTGACAGTGAAAGAATTAAAGCGATACTTCTCATATGTTATAGCAACGCGGCTGAGTCGTGAATTAATCCAGCAGGCTGGATTTAAATCAAAGACTGCAACTATAGTGCTAGGATTCACACAATATGTTTCACCTAATATATCATTGCCTCGTATGTGAGCAATAGTTCCATTGCTTGACGTAGAAATGGAGTATGTTGGTGGAATAATTAATGCCCCAATCGACGCCGGCGCTACAGTAGCACGATTCACGCGATTAGTATTCTTCTTATTGGTGCCCTTCTTGGGTCTTCGTTGTTGTATTTTGTTGGTCATTGTGTTGTATTGGATCCCAGACACAAAAACTGGGACTGTACATCGTGATTAACCCCTTCTTGGGCCGGATCCGTGCAGTCTCTTGGCATTCTGTTTAGCACGAAAGTAATCGTTTTGGTCCATTTAATAATCACAACCCAATTCTACGACCGCCACTCGGGATAGGGGGATTCTAAAAACCAATGGTCGTTAACTCCACCTGCTGGGGTGTGATGAAGTTCGAATTCCCAATCCCTAAGGCGTGCTTCAATCTCATACTGACACGAGACACTTAACCCAAAAGCGAGCTTGAAGCTTTCTCGCGTTTGGCACGAAACAGGTACCGCTACGACGTCACTAACTTTCGTTATAAGGTGTTGCATTCGATAGGAAAGTGATTCTGAAGAGAGGTATTTGCCTCTTCTTCGTTGCCTTCGAGTCAACCGACCTTCACAAAAGTGAATGATGCGTTCGCAGTATACTTGTAGTATTGGCACTCCCCTGGCTAGCCAAGCCTCACAAGTTGCTGTGGTGAGCAACCTCTTAATGTATGAGGCATAATTATCAGGCTTGTGAGTATAGCCAAGTTTACTAATAATCTTAAAGGGATCACGAATCATCGTCCATTGACCATCCACCAATACTGGTTTGGACTGACAAAAATCTATTTCTTCAAACATGGTAGGGCGACATTCGACACCCATAACAAAACCTAAAGGTCTAAAATAATCATCAATCTCAGTTTCAGTAATAGGCAAACCATCATAGAAAGCGACTGAATCATCCCCATCAATAAGAACGGAAAAGCGGCGTTGCTTATATTGGAAGAAGGAAATTAAGAGAGTCGCCATGATGATACAATTACCACCAGCGGTGTTAGCATCACCTGACATTCTCCCACCCTCGACCTTATAATTGACAACGCCAGTTTTCCTAACAACGGAACCGCTATTGCGTAGTTGCATTCTGAGAAGTCTAGCAAGTTCTGGATCTTTATTGGCAGTAGTCCAAAACCTATGTTCAACTTTCAAGATGTCAACATGGCAATGAGCATCGAATCTGGAAGCATCCAGACAAATCATATTGTTGTAGCCTCCGTCATAATGTTCACGCAATGCCGCTGCTTTCTCCCACTGATTCAGATTTTTCGCAAAGAGTTGACCCGGGCATAAACCTGGGACATCTCTAAGTGCATACAACCTGTGTTCAGGACCCTTTATCATAGAAGCGAGCTTAAGTGTATACTCGAAGGATCTGAACTGAATCGCACGACAATCAGGAAAAGGTTTATTAGCCTGCAAGCGATAAGCTTCCATTTTAACAAACATACTAACCCGACTGTCGCGACGTGTCACCAAATGGTCTCGTTGCACCAAATGGCGATGAGCGCGCTCGTAGCGAGCGCGTTTTGCGGCACCGTAGTGACGATAAACGCTCGTATAACTTTGCGTTTCCGCCTTACATTCTTTCGCCAAAGTACTAGCGAGCATGCGAAGAGCATGGACGCGTTCCTTATCGCGAACCGGTACATGTT